CACAAGATGCAGAAGACCATCTTCCAGGGCAATGCCTCGGTCGCCAGCGGCACGGACGACTACCAGTATGGTGAGTACGACGCCAACGCGTTCACCGGCTTGCGCTACACCCTCGCCCAGTCGATCGCCAAGAACGTCAACCCGTTCGCGGGCACAGCGGAAGACATGCGGACCGCGTTCGATCGCGCCGCTGTCGAAGTGATGGACGCGGGCGGCACGGTCTCGGTGATCTACCTCCGGGCGACCGACAAGACCACCTTCGATCTGCAGCAGGACGCGAACGTCCGGTACATGAACTCGTTCGTCAACGTCGCCCCCGGCGTGCTGACGAACGCGGTCAACACCGTGTTCGGCCCGCTGCCGCTCGCCGTGGTGCCGGGCGACTCGATCGGCACCTACCAGTATTCGGACTGGGGCGCGGCCAACTGTGCCGACGCCTACCTCCTCGACGAATCGACGATCTCGATGCCGTACCTCGGCTCCGAGGGACCGACGATCCTGGAGATCCCCACGGGCATCAGCGGTCAGCTGACCAAGCTCTACATCATCTTCGGGATGTGGGGCCTGGCGGTGAAGGCGCTGCCGTGGAGCAACAAGGTTCGGATTCGCCAGTCGTAAGCAGGGCGTAAGCCCATCAGGTGGGGCTGGAGTCCAGCCCTTCAGCCCCACCCCTGCCCCTGGAGCGAAGATGACGACCTACCTGAGCGTCGAGCGCTTCAAGACGATGGGCTTCGACGTGGATCTCGACGGCGTTGATGACGTCGAGATCGCGACGGTTCTCAACCGGGCCGCTGCCATCGTCGATGCCTACTGCTCCGTCCCCCAGGTCCCCCAGCCCTATGCCTTCTTCGGCGGAACGATGACGCGGGAGCAGCATCGCTGGCGGCTTGGCACGGAGATCACGCGCGGCGCGCGTCGTCTGTATACGTACGCTCGACCGATCAAGGAAGTCAGCAGCTTCAAGATCAAGGTCACCAACCAGGTCGAGGCCACCATCGGCGTCAACGACCTCTACATCAACAACAGCGAGGGTTACGTCGAGGTCGTCTCGCTTGCGGCCGTCGCCTATGGCGTCCTGCCAATCGGTGTGGTGCCGAACCTCGGCCTCTACCAGCCGGTGGCGGAGATCACCTACGACTACGGCTGGGAGGAGACGGAGTACGAGACCGTCTACGCGACGGACGGGTTCACCTACCGGACGCAGAACCCGTACATCTCGTCGGGCGGGAACATCACCGTCGAGGTGGGCGGGACCGCTGTCACCTCCGGGTTCACGATCGACTATATCGATGGCGTCATCGTCTTCGACGACCACCCGGTCGGAGACGTGAAGGTCAACTACACCTACAAGCTCCCACGCGCGATCTCCCAGGCGACAGGAGATATCGCCGCCGAGCTGTTCGCCCAGCGGGACCTGACCGCCAAGGGCATGCGCGGATTGGCTGCGATCCAGATCGCTGAGGTCACGCTCCGCCGGTCGTTCGAGGGAGGCAACGTCCGTGACGAGATCAGGGACAAGATCCCTGCCACGGCGCTGATCCTGCTCGAACCGTACAGATTCAACACACCGAGATGAGCACGCATTCGCTGATCTCCCAGAAACAGCTGACCGCGATGCGGAAGGTGGCGGAGTCTGCCTTCAACACCGACGTCCAGATCTGGCGGCGGGGGTCAGCCGACAACGCCTACGAGGACGATGTCGAGACCTGGACCTACCGCGAGACGATCAAGGGCTGGATCTACAGCACCCCGACCAGTTCCGCCTCCGTCGAGGGTGGAGTGATCGGGACGCTGAACCTCTACCGGCTCTTCATCCCCGTCGGGTCTGCGGTCTCGCCAGGCGACAAGCTCAAGATCTCTGGCAATTTCTTCCTCGTCATTGACACGATCGACGAGTCAACCTGGCTTCCGCTGCTGCGGTGCAGCCTGCGGAGGCTCGAATGACTACCGCTGCCAAGTTCGTCGTCCAGATAACGCCGATCGACGAGAGCGGCATCTACAAGATGATGCAGGATGCAGCCGATTCAGCCATGAGGACATGGTTGAACAAGGTCGCGGCTGATGCCAAGAACCGGGCGCCGATCAGGAAGAGCTTCCACCAGGGGCGACGCAGGGAGCGCTGGGTCACCGTCTTCGAGCATGCCGGCTCAGTAAAGGATGTCAGCAAGGCCTACTCCGAATACTTTGGTGGCGGCGGAGACGTGCTGTACAGATCACGGAGCCAGCGATATCACCAGCTCCGTGAGGCAGTGACGGCCAAGCGTGAAGGCCGACCCGCTCGCAAGATCCCCGCCAGACCCAGGTTCCGCGTCGTGACGGCCGGGAGTGCCAGCAAAGTTCAGATCAGGGCCTTCCGCCCGACCGAGACGAAGGCCATCGATACCCGTCGTTCAGGTTGGTCTCTCGCCGGGAAGAACGCCGTCGGCCCGCTGCTGGAGCTTGGCGGGGGTGTCACAAGGGGCGTAACGAGGGGTCCTGAGCGCGAGGCCTATGAAGAGCGACGGAGTGGAAGTTACCTCCAGTTCGACGCCTGGGAACAGCTCACGGCACGCGGTAAGGCCGATCTTACTCATGGCGTGGATGTGTTTGCCGCAGGAGAGAAGAACAATACGAAGCCGGGGACGAAGCCGGGAAGCATGAGCGCCCTCGTGGCTGGCGTATCGGCTATGCCCCAGCTTGGGGGAAGGCTCAAGAGAAGCATCGCCCCAGACGATACCAAGGTGGTTGGAAATACCGTCACCGGTTCTGTCACAGCCAATATCCGCTATGCCCGCTACGTCGAATTCGGAACGCATAAGCACGGAGCTGCCCAGCCCTTCATGAGGCCAGCTCTCTGGCAGAACAAGAAGCTCCTGGCTGCATCATTCGCCAGCGATGTGCGGGGGCAGTTCGGATTCGCATATAGCGGAACAAGGGGGAAGAGGGGTAAGGGCAAATGACCGCCCCGACAGGCACTGGCCCCATCATCCAGGCTCTTGTCCAGACACTTCGGGGTTCGACTCCCTTGAAGGCAGCCGTCAGCGGCTTCTGGGAGGGCATGGCTCCGCGAGGGGCTACTCGGCCATTCGTCATCTACCAGGTGGCATACGCCCCCATGTTCTACGACTGGACGGGCGTCATTCTCACCGCCGGTATTGACGTGTTCGTAATCGCGGAGAACAGCGTCGATGCCCGGAACATCGACGGCCTCGTCTCGCAGGCTTTGCACAACGCGGCCTTGAATGTGAGCGGGCAGTCCACCCTAATCTGCCGCCGGACAGCCGATGTGGTGATACCACCGGATCTGGACGGAGAGGGGAAGAAGATCTATCAGGTGGGCGGCACCTACGAGATATGGACCGCCCAGTCCCTCGCTAGCGGCGGTTAGGAGAAGAGATGGCTGCAAACAGCGGCACGAAGCTCCATGGCAAAGACGGAGCGATCTATATCGGCGGCGCCAAGGGCGTCGGCGTGAAGGTCGCAAACCGGACTGAATGGACCTTCCAGCGCAACCGTGACTATGTCGATGCCACCACATTCGGGAACACGAACAAGACCTACCTTGCCGGTCTCCCGAACCTCCAGGGCACCTACGCAGGCCTGCTCGACACGTCGGGCGACCTCATGTTCACCTACGCCTCGTCCGGCGCACAGCTCATCTACCTGTACGCCAGCACGGACGTCAACGGCGGGACCGATGTCCTCGTTGCCCATGGCTCGGGCTTCCTCGATGCCACGGTCAACTGCACGAACACGGACGCCGTGAAGATCACCGGCGAGTTCCGCGCTGCCGGCAACTGGATCACCGATCTCTAAGTCGGCATCTACATCCAGGGGAGGGGGTCGCCCTCCACCCCCTCCCCATACCCTCAACTCCACCAGGAGGAGGATGTGTTCCAATTTCGTGCGTTCGAGGGCCAGGAAGGCAAAGTGCTCGTTCCCTCTATCGGGGGTGTAGCGGGCATCTGCAGATCCTGGACCCTACGGCGTGAAGAGAGCGGCCCGAATGAGGGTCTGTATTCTCTTCACGCCGTTTTGTCTTACTTCAACAAGCAGTTGATCGAGTCCGACGAGTTCAGGAAGGAAATTGAGCTTGTCATCAAGCGCGATCGGAACACCAAGAA